ATGGTCTTTTATGGAAGCGGATTCCGAGTCCAGCGAAGTCCATAAACTTTGCGTATTCCAGTTCTGGTAATCCGATGAGGCTAGGTGCGCGTAATAGTGTGTGGTATAGGCGGTCTGTGTGATTGCTGCGAGTGACATCTGTTGTGCCGAGTTCATAGAGAATATCCTGCGCAAGGCTTCTGTCAGCATCTAACGTACCTTCCCATTCAAGAGCAGTACCCTGCGCCCAGCGCGACTGAGATTGCATATCCAACTCATCGCCTGTGTTTAGGATAAGGTCGAACTTCTCTCGCTTTACTAACTTGATAAGATTCTTAACAGCTTGCTCATGGTGATAAGGGATTTGTAAATCCGAGATAACCAAGTATCGGCGTTTAGTCATCGTCCTCATCTTCATAATCGCCGAACCTGTTTGGATCGACTGGGTCTGGCAGAATCCATGCAGGATAGGACTGAGTATCAGTAATCATAAATAGCGCGACACCTTCAGCGAAACCCGCTTTACGCAATGACTTCCAATACTCATGTAATCCGATGCAGTAAGCATCAAGTTTTGAGTAACCCTGTTCCTCTAGCTCTTTTGCTTTTCTTGCCATAGCAGAATGTTACCTGTCTAGTAAGATGTTGTAGATTTCATCGACTCGCGTGTTGAGTCTTTTAATCTCAGACAACAAGTGTGTAATTACATAACCAGCAAGACCCCCAATGACACCGAGAGTTGCTAGATAGAAAGTAAAGAAATCCTGCTGCGTCACTTCTTAATTCCCATAGCGGGATCATTGACATTGAGATAGCGCATAACTGGTGGCAGAATAGAAGCAACACCTGCTGCAATAAGAGCCTTAGGGTCAGTGACCCCAGCAGCTGCCATTGAGATTACTGCTACTAAAAAGGCTCTAGCCCAAGAACCTGCTGCTGTCTTTAGTTCATTCATTATTTTCCGCCTAACATAGGTATTTGAAAAAACTCACCCAGTAAGTCAGCTTCTTTCTTAAAGCTGACATGCATGTGGTGAAGGTGTTTGTTAGCCCCTGTGTAGTTGCGCCATTTCCAATTAAGGACGGGAGACGCAATCCTGCCGTTAAAAATAATGTACGAGATGCGCTTTTCTGCCTTAGACTTGCAACTGATTCGAAGTTGATCTGCAAGGTCTGGCATGATATACGGCTTGACTCCTGCACCGAATAGGTCTGCGTCAAGGTCAATGGCACGAACCCAACCCTGCTCATCTGGATTATGATCAGACTTGCGAGCAGCGTGTCGGGTATCACCGACCCAACCATCCGATGCCCTATCGCGATCTGGGAAGGAATCATCTAACTGTTCCCTTAACTGGATAGCAGCTTTAGATAGCCTTGGCTTCATTAGCCTTTAACTCATCATAAACAGATTTAAACATTGAGGTAAATTGCTCATTGCCGTGGTCAATAATGGCGTGCTCAACTTCTACGCCGTCAATACCTGCAACTTTAACAAAAGTTACTTTGTCCATTTTATAACTCCGCACTTAATCCGATGTAGCCTGACGTTGAATTGTTTGTAAATAATCTATAAACCTGTCCTTGAGTTAAACCTGACGCAACAGTTGCAACAACAGTTACTAGATTTTTACTTGAAACAGAGTCAATGGCAACAGATGAAACAGATGTAATAGTGCCAGTACCGTAAGGCTGAACGGCTAAGGTTGCATAATCAACAGCCGTTGGAATAATTCGCATTGTGCTTGGCAATGGTATTTGGATACCTGTGACTGTAGTTGATTGACCTGTTCCCTGACCTGCTAATTCGTAGGCGGTCGTACCACCTGCTCGCCAGTAGTAACGCTGACAGGCAGCCAATTCAGCCTGTGGGCTTCCGCCCGATGCAGTCTGAAATGGAGTTGCATAAGAACCGTATTCAGCCTGAACGCCCCAGATGTCAAAAGTTTGAATAGTATCTACTGGAGTTCTTAATTGGATATTTAAGTTAGAGTTTGTTCCAATGGTTTTACCAGAAATTGAAGGAATAGCTCCAGTTACTGAATATCGCGCCCAGCTTGTTGATAAAGTTGCTGTTCCTAGATCGGTATTCACATCAGCACTACCGCCACCACCAAAAATCTGGGCAGCTCTAATAGTTAAGACTGGAGTTCCAGAGTTAGCTTTTGCCCAAAAAGATACTGTAATCGTTTGCCCAGCAAAAGTTCTCACATCTTCAATAAGTTGTGAGATTCTATCAAAGGTTGCACCGCTACCAGCAACAGTTCTTGCGTATCTTAAAAAATACTGACCTTCATAACCTGCAACTGGAGCAGCAGCTGGAGTAAATGTTTCTCTAGTGATGGTGCGAGTCGCGCCAGTTCCATTGTACGCAATTTGAAATCTATCACAAATATATGATGCAGTTACTGGATTACTAAAAGAAGTGCCACGCTGCCAGATGTTCATGTCACCATTGATAATCTTGTTTTTGCCTGCTTGACCATAGCCGACATTCCAGACAGATGTGTCAATGGCATCGCCTAATGCACGAATGTCCTGTGCGCCATTTTTAACAAGGCTAGAGTTATCTGGCTCAGCCCATGCATAGTTCGGTGATGTTGCCATTTAGGTTAGTGCTCCTGTCGCATTTGTCCAAGTTAGTATAGCATTTACGCCAGTCCATATTAATGAGGCTGGTATAACTGTTTCCCATTGAGTCGTTGATAATGAGAAATCTGTAGCTGAGATGTAAAGGGTAATCTCTGTGAAGCTAGGTGTTGCTCGCAATGCCACATTCTCGACAAAGCCATCGAAAGAGCCACCGAACAAGTTAGTAGGCAAGTTAGTAATCAAGACAGGCTGACCAAAGAACACGCCAATAAGTGAGTCAAGCATGGCGCTAGGCATGTCTGGATTATCAAGTCTAAAGGTAATCGCTCCCAAAGAGGCTCTAGGGTTCTTGCGTAGGTTTAACTCTCTAGAGGCAATGTCAGTAATGTCTGCAAGGTTCTTGATGTTGGAATCGACTGAACGCTCAAAGAGGCCATAAGAGGCTATAGAGTCGCTATCAGAGACACTGTAGGTCGAGGCATAGCCTGTGGAGTACCGATAAATAAGGCTGTTGCGGATGCGAGCAATCTGAGTCTGAGACTGGATACTGCTAGGAGTTGCATAAGAGCCATCTAAGTTAGTAAAGCCATTAGCTGCAAGGTAGTTAGATCGATGGTCGGCATCGTCATAGGAGACATCGCCATCCTTTTCCTCATAAACAGTGCCTAATGCGCTAGTAGCAATCTGGTCTGCAAGGGTCTGAGACTTAGCAGAGGCACTAGCTGCAAGTGCAATCATTGTGTAGAAGCCTGAGTCAATAGTGCCAATATAAGACTCTGCTGTAGCCCATGTGGTAGTTGCAGGGTATGTATCCCAAGTGACTGTAGGGGTTACTTCTGCCCACGATAGGTTAAGAGCTGCTCCAAGAATCTCTGCAATCTGTGCGCCATCTAAACCTTCTGCTAGGGCAGTGTTATAGACAACCTTAGTCAGTTTAGCTAGTGATCCAATGCCTAAGATTTTGCCAGTAGTGATGTAGCCAGATTCTTCTGGGCTTCTTACTCCAATGTTGAAGTCTGAGACTTCCCCACCAAATACAGTCACATAAGTACCGCTAGAGTTCTTGAGTTCTAGGGTTATTTCTTCGGTTACATTAATTGTAAAATCTGCCCCAGTAGTGTTTATAATCTCTACTTGGCAGTAACCAGCAGTAGATTGTCTATCAATGTCTAAACGACCAGATGCAAAAGAGACAGAAGTGACAGTTGTATAAACATCATCACCTACTGTTATTCGCCATTCTGGAAGCCATGTCATAAAGCTATAAGTCCTCTAAGTGTGCCTCGGTAGTTAGCTTCGACTAATACATTCTCAATAGCCTCGGCAATAGCGTTAGGGTCTCCAATGCCAGTATTGACATTAATAGTAACTCCAGTAGGCACTTGAGTGCCTGTGCCAGATGTACCTAGTCCAACTGTGGATGGTGTAGATATGTTACTTCCAGCAGTAGATGTAATGCCTAAAGATGCATTCGTTGCACCTGCAAATGGCACAAAACCGCCAAGTGCTGCTCTTTGTGATGCACCCAAAGCATTGAATGCAGAAGCAGCTGAACCAACAAAAGACTTAAAATAACCTTCAAGTGTATCTAATTGCTGTTTGACAGACATAAAGTTAAAGTTCTTAAAAATATCATCTAAAGGCTTGATGCCTGCAAGCGTGCTAACTAACTTTTCTGTGTTTTTCTGAGCATCGTCAAGCAGTTTTGTGTATTTCTCAATCTGGCTAATGTTCTCATCTTCAATAGCCTGCATGAGCTTTAGACGAATACGATCTTCTTCTGAAATCCTACCCTTTAAGGCTGCCTCAATTTGGATTTTTTGTAGGTCAAAGATTGATTTAGCTTTAGCCAATTTTAACTGATTTTGAGTTGCTTTAGTTTGGGCTAAAGTAAGTTTAGTTATTTTAGTCTGATTAGTTAAATATGAGCCTGATTGAATTGGGTTCTTTTGCGCACCTACTTCACTGGCTCTACGGGAAGTTGCGCCAATTCTTGTAATTGCTCCTAATGGGCCAGCGGAGAATGAACGCTGAAATGGTGTAAGCAATAATTCAAAGAAAGACTTTGTTTTGTTATTTATTTCAAATGTGCCAATTTGTGATAAGCCACGAAGGAAATCCGCTAAGTTAGTTGCTGCTCTTTCCATATCATCGGCAAGATCATCAATAGTTGTGTTACCGCCTAAAGTTTTTAAAGAATCAATAAGGCCAAAACCTATAATTTCTTGAACATTGGCTGAGGCTACACCCAGCTTTGCTATTGATCCTGCAAAAGTATCTGAAGCTGCTTTAGCCGAACCTTTGAAAGTCTGACTCAAATCATCTGTGATTTCTTTAAAAGATTTAGTTTTTAAATCTGCTTTGGATATGCCTACGCCTAAACGAGTAATTGCTGTGTTATTACCCAAAAAGGCACGACCTAAGGCGGTTGTGACTGACCCTAAGTCCTTGCCAGTTGAGGCAGAAATGTCTAACGCAAGATTGAGTAATCTTTGTGATTCGGCAGAATCGCGGGTTGCTACAGCTAGGCTCTGATAAGCAGGGCGAAGTAAATCATCAACAATTCCAAACTCGCTTTGAAGTCTTTGAATATAGGTCTCAGCCGATGTTGCGGTTCTTTCAAGCCCTACATTCTTTAAAGCCAGAGCAAGTTGTTGCTGTGCTTTCTGATCTGCTGCTGCCGCTTTAACTGAAGCCTTGCCATAAGCAAGAATGGCAGTCGTGCTAAATGCTACGCCAAAAGTTTTAGCAAGGGTTTTGACATTTTTAGTCAAACGGTCTGTTGCTGTGTCTGCTTGCTTAAATGCCTTATTGCCTACAAACTCTGCGGCAATATCAATAACAATGTTTGCCATAAGTTACACCTTTGCTCTCGCGTTTAGTTTGTTGGCAGCAGATTGGATTGCTTTTAAAACTGCTTGTCTAGCTTTGCCGTTGTTTTCTTCATAGGCTCTAAACAAGGCACGACCAGCCATCTTGTCCTTGCCTTTAATTGGTGAATTATATTTATTAGTCTGATTCTCTACAAAAGAACTGTTAGGTGTCTTGCGACCCATGGTCTCATAAATTGCACCAGCAGCACTTTTATTAAATACGCGAGCAAGTGATCTAAAGCCTCTGCGATTTGGCTTTGATGGTGTGGTCTTATAGCCAATGCCAGCTCGAGCAATTCTGGCATCGTAAGTAGGAAAACGAGCTTGAGAGTTTTCTCTAGGCAACCATCCGCTTAAGATTGATGAATTATCTGGCAAGTATCCGCGAGCAGATTTAGTAATTGGCTTCAAGGCTGCTGAAACTTCTTTGGGTAATGCTTTGGCTAAATCTGGACTAAAAGCCCGCAAAGACTTTCTAAGCGCGATGCCGCCCTTGACGCTTGCTGGCATCGCTCACCTCTTTCGCTTCATCCTTTAGACCTTGCAATAATGCATCAAGCATAGTCTTATCTAAATCCAATAACTGCTGTGGCGCGATTCCCAACCTAATGCTCAATCGAGCTATTAAGTAGGTGAATGGATAATCGCGCTTTAAGCTAAAGGGTCAGAGTCCTCGACAGACACTGACTTAAGTGTCTCGATGAACTCAATCCCGAACGGCTTAACAGTTTCACCTGATCTGCGTGTAATTTCCCAAGCAAGCCAATAGACATCCGACTGCTTTTCATCTAAACGAAAAGCTTGGTGGAACCCTTTTTTAGCGTATTGCTCGAATGCATACTCCACTGCTGGAGTAATTTCGCCTTCAATAACGCTTCCATCTGTACGAACTATCTTTAGTCTTGCCATTAGCTGCCCCTTTGTTTAGTTGTTTAGAATGTGCCTGTAGTTGCTACTGCAATAGTTGAGTTAGCAGTAAATGTAATTGACATAGTGCCAATATCTGCCACAGCACCATTAATGTCTGTAGTGTTATTGACTAGCAATGAAACAGTATATAGAGGGTTAGTAGCAGATACTGCTGTTCCCTTTGTCTGTAGGAATACACATGTAACTGTTGTTCCCCATGCAGCTTGAAGTGTTGCAAGGACATTGGCTGACGCTGTGTCGTTTAGGAAATCAATAGTTACAGTAGATGCTTCCAAGCCCTTAACGAACTTGTGTGCTGTGTCGCCCATTGCAGTGACTTCTAGCTCATCAAATGAACGATTGATTGTTACTGCTGTTACATGGTCAGAAAGATCAACAGTGTTAATCTTAACGCCTACATTGTTATT